ATGACGACCTCATCGCTGCAATTGGAAATATCTGCGATCTGTATCAGCCAAACGAATGCTCGAACTTCTTTGCTGCTGCTGGATATCGTTCAAATTAAAGGCAAAACGCTTTAGGCGCTGCATGGCTTCCTTTGCCAAAAGCCACCGGTCGGCATCCTTTGTGTAGACTTCTGATGTCTGGGCGACCGCATGGCCGTGGATGGCCATCACCTGGTATTGTGTGCATCCCATTTCCGTCAACAGCTTGCCGGCCGCTTTGCGAATGCCGTGACTGGTGCGATCTGGAAGCCCAGCTTCAAGGCACCACTTCTTGAACCTGTTGGCTAATCCTTTTTCCGATTTGAATGGCTGGCCATATTCTGTCAGCAAATAAGTCTGACCTTGAACAGTGGGGGCGCGGGTCGCCTTCACCAACGGGGTAAGCATCGGGATCGCAACGTATTTTGAACCTTTCTTTTTCGGTTGCCATCCGAGCCCAAGCATACCGTCGCGGCTAAATTCGTGTTCCCGGCCCAGGCGGTAGGCGTCACTGATGCGACAGGCGGTAAACATAAACAGGGTGATACACAGGTGGGCATTTGTGCCTGGCTTATGAACTGATCGATATTGCTTCAGGTCTTCGACCGACCAAGGCGTTGCACCACCACGGTTGATGTTGTATCGCTCTACGCCTTCCGCCGGATTGATATGTGTGATTCCGGTTCGGTTCGACCAGCGATACATGGCCTTGATTGATTTCAGAAGGTTGTCGGCCTTGCCCGGTGTTGTTCCAAGAGCCTCATGAACCTTATAAATCTCCGCTGTCGGTATCAGCATGTGGCAATTGCCAAAGCGGTTGCCATCGTCAGTCATGCGATTGCAAAGTTCCAGTAACAATCCGCGCCGCTGCATCATCGTCAAGGGGGACGCCAGTTTGGCATCGACTTTGGCCTGAAGGGCATCAAGATATTTTGAGACCAGCCAGTCCAGGCTTTCCCGAATAAACCTATCCGCTGGCGTTGCCGGTTCTGGTGCCAGTTGAATGCCTGCCCGTGCTGCATGGTAATGTTCCATAAACAGCTTGTGATCGGGCTGGATGTTCAGCCGAATCCTGTGAGACGGTGATCCTTCCACCCGGACGCGATAGCGTTCGTTGCCAGACGGAAGTTTTTCGCAAATCAGTCCTGGCAGATTAAGTTTCAACTGGTTCTCTTCGGCCATGCTAACGGTGCCTTATCTTCAACTGGCTTTTGTTTTTCGTCAACTGATCCAAGTTTGAGCCGCACGCCTTCGGCAGTCACGATGATTTCCGAAACCGTAAGGCCACGTTCCGTGGCGGCTTTCAGAGCTCGCTTTAATTCCGTTTCCGTTACCGTGGCGCGTCGTGTCATGCAGTGATCCTCTCGGAGTTCCAAGAGACACTGGATTTGAACAATATCGGTACTATTTCCCTTTGTTCATTCATTACCCGATACCTCCTTTAAGGCTGCTTCAGCAGCGTCCGCCGCTTCCAATAGAGCTTTTGCTAAATGCCTTGCACCTTCCGGCGTTGTGTGAATGGCTTCATCGCTGCTGTTGAAAGTGAAGTCGCCTTCAAGTCTGAAATCTTCAAGATGATCGCTACAGGGTTGCTGTATTTCGACCAAACATTCGACTGCAATATCATTGAACGTAAATTTGCGGTGAACTCCAACAATCAGGGATTCATGATCATTCCAGTTTGTAAGTTCTCCCAGCGGATTATGAATTTCTGTTTCAAAAACGACTTTACCGGTCATAGCCCTGTGCTCCCTGTTTTTTTAATGGCTTCCTGGATTGCAATTTCAAGTGGGGTGGGTGGTAGTGGTGAGTTTGGGTTTTGTTGGTTAAATACCGTGCCGCAAAGGGGACATCTTCCCTGATCAGCCTCTATTGCATGCGGGTCGATTGCGAGTGGGCATGGATCAGAAATTGGGCAAATATTCATGATACTGTTCCATCGTCTTTGTGATGGAATTTCGCTATTAGGGGGGAAAGATGAGAGATAAGGGCATTTTGCTTTTGACTGTCTACGTGTCGATGGTTTCGATTATCATCGGTTTTGCGATCGCCGACGTAATGCATCGATATGCTTCCATTGGGGAGGCGCTGTTTGGAGCGGAACGGATCCAGTGGGAAGTTTTGTTCACTGGCTTTGCTGCGATCTTTGTTGCTTGGAAGATGTATGACATTGAGCGTGGAAAGGCATTTTCTGCGATAGCGGCAGCAATTATCGCAAGTTCTGGAATTCATAACAAACTTAGGGGAATGATTCGGTTGCGGAGTTTTACCGATGACGACTTTAAGGAAGCAATTCCTAGCATAGAAGTCGCTGTCAATGAGACTCGGCGTGCAATATCTCTTGCGAATACCCGCGCAGAAGCTCGCAGTGTTATTAATTTGTTCTCTTCTCTTTTGAATATTCAGGCTCAATTTGCGAAGCTCAGCCGTAAAGGTGAAGAGAAAGTCAGTGAAAGCGAGGTTGAGAGATTGCGTGAAATTCATTTGGAACTTACTGGTTTTCTCAATGAAATTAGAGAGTCGCATTTCGCTCAGTAGGACATCGATCATCACTTCCCCTCCCTGTTGAATATCCAGCATTTGACGGTTTTGTTTGCAAAGGCCTTGTTGTGGCTGCGCACCGCCTTGATTTCGCGGAAGCTGCGTGTGCGGGACTGGCGCAGCAGTTTTTTCAAGTCTTGCAGGGGCGGGATTTGCTGGTTGTGATGATGGGCGACTGACTGCATGTGGTTGAGATTGATGGCGATGGTGTTTTCAAGGTTCATCGCATGGTTCAGCTTTTCATCGCCCAGGAAGTCATAGGCCTCCCAAAATTCCTCGATCGCCGGATGATCGGCGGAAATGGCCCTTTGCCGGTTCACGGCTGCAAGTTTTAATTCGTCTATGGCATCTTCGTGCCATGCCTTGGGCATGTTGGTCAGTTCGGCCAATGCCTCGACTAGGCTAATCAATTGAGCATGGTTTTTGGCGATACGGTTTGACCGGATGTCAGGAAACCGCATCAGTTCGGTTTCCCAATGCGCGGTGCGATTAAAAATCGCATCAAGCACCTGTTTTTCCCGGGTTACAGCCTTGATCAGAAAAAAGCTGGCATTCTCTACCGGCATCGCCGCAAGCGCGTCGGCGGCGATTTTTGATGCCGGTGTGTGGCCGCTGGTATCGAAATGGGTATGAATGATGCGCTGCATAATGGCTTCGGACGCATTCACAGCGGCGTTCTGGCTGATCACGACAGACCCGCGAAAGGGTGGTTCGCTGGTTTCGTTACCACCATTTTTAACACCACGCGCCCGGCTGGCCCGCCCGTTATAGGCGGTCTTTAATTCGTCCCAATCGAACTGCCTGGCCTTGGCGCTGTCTTCGCGGTCGCTTTCAATCAGGCAGATTGGCAGGTTTGAAACCTGCGAGAAAATACGGGCACGGGCGGCAAGAGTTGATTTGTTGGGGTCGAACCCTTCGTAATCAGACCGCCCCACCAACTTCCATAAAAATTCGATCAGGGTGGATTTACCGGCACCGGCTTCGCCCACAATTTCAAGGAACGGATAGGATTTTTGCTTTCCCCTGATTTGTTCGGCAAACAGGCTACCCAGAAAGAACGCGGTCGCGATCAGGCCCTTGGCGCCATAGGCCGAATAGACCATGCCAAGCCATTTATCGTCATAGTCGGTCGCACTGCCTATGTGGAGTTGCAGGGATTGATTAAGGGACTTGATTGACGTCTTGCCGACTTCAAAAAAGTCCTCATCGTTGATCTCGATAACCTTGCCAGCGGCAACCGCCCGGTCGTTGAACACATAGATGCCGTGTTCCTTGGAATAACCAATGAAATCTGTGGTTTCGACAATCTTGATGTTGTCGAGATAGTGTTTTACCAGCCAGTTAAGCTGATTGGAATTGCCGGTATAAAGCGCACCTGGTGCGATCGAGAGAAGCCGCTTTTTAAATTCGCTGGCCGTGGCGACCTGGCCACCCGAAAAAGTGTTTTTGATTGTGTGTCGGCCATGGGGAAATTCGACACGGGTATAATACCAGCTATCGTCGGTCTGCTTGTCCTGTTGGAAATACAGGAACTTGAAATTGCAGTTTGCGATTTCGTCAAGACGGGCCGCCTTGCGAACCGCTTCCGGTTCGGCTTCGTCGCGGCTAATACCGCGATCTGCCGCCATCGTCATGTGTGCGTTATAGACTTCCTGAATGACCGAAAACCAGTAGGTGCGGGTGTCAAACTCAACCGCGAAATTGCGGCTTTTGTAACGTTCCCAAACCAGAAGGGCCTTTTCCATCGGGCTTTTTGCCAGGAACAAATCACCGTGGAAGCAGTAACGGTCAATGTCCCGGTCATTCAGGGCGTTCGCAAGGTGGGCGTCGTTCCAGTCTGTTTTTTTGCGATCCGGCTGCGGGATCAGCGCCGCCTTGTTGGTAAAGGTCGTAAAGTTCTTATCGACATGAGCGATGCATTTGCGGATATGACGCTTGCCCGCCTGGTCATTATCCATCGCCCACACCAGGGTGATAGCTTTGCCTTTCAGCTTTTCCAGTTCCTTATCGGGCACGTTGTAGGCAGATAGAATGGCTGCGGCCTTTTTGCCGTGAACGGCAAGGGTTGC